ATGACTGTGGTTTGATACGGGTAAGAGACCCGTTTGATGAATCACAGATTGCTAAACTTGCGGATTCAAACCGTGTGTTAGTCGGTGAAACTGTGTTTGCCGTCGGCACTCCGTATAGGCCGGACCATTTTAATACTGCGATTATGGGTATCGTGAGTGGCGTTAAGAGGGTAGAGGGGTTTTTTGGAAAAGGACTTTATATAACCCTTGATGTTCAAGGCGACCCCGGATTCAGCGGCGGACCGGTCTTCAATGTGAATGGCGAAGTAATAGGACTCGTGGTGGGGACATACAGTGTCTTTGGTAACGCGACAATTATTGTGCCGATTAACATTGTGAAAGACGCCTTGTTATGCGAGAAAACAAAGTAAATGAGGCCAAGGCACGCATAGAATCTGCGATAATGACACTTCAGGGGTTTCCACGTAATGTTAGAAGTATTACGTTATTGTTGGGCACGCTCGATGAAGCACTTGATGAGTTAGAGTTAAATACGCAATATGCAAGGCATGAAATTGAGTCATTGCAGCGTGAACTGATAGACGAAAGGACGAAACACCTTGAACAAGAGTAAGGCTGATAAATTGATAACACGGTTCCTTGAGACGGTAGGCGAGGAAGAGACCGAACTCGTTCGTGCTCCAGATGGTACTGATGTTATGGCTACTAAGGCAGAAAGTCTTGCACGTATCATTTGGAAGAGGGCGTTGGGATATACTGAGATGGTTACATTAAAACAGGGTGGTATCGTTGAAAAGGTACACTCTCCCAACACTGCCATGATGCACATAATCTTTGAACGTATAGAGGGTAAGGTACAAGGAGATAAGGATTCTCCTAAAGAGAATATGACGGTTGCTGACCGTATCGGAGAACAGGGTAAGAAAGCCATAAATGAAGTGACCGATGCTGGAATTGACAGAACAGAATCTTAAACCCGTATTATCGGAACCCTTTCCTAATGTTAGTAGGATATGGACCTGTCCCAAGACCGGTCTAAAAGTACCTAAATTAGAGGTGGAGAATATCACGTGGCGTCACGACATACTAAAGAAAGCCGAGACTGATTCGATACTGAGAAAGGATTTGTTCTCCGCTTGTAGAGAGTCGTTACTGTTCTGGGTCAACACGTTTGTGTGGACATACCACCAGCATGAAGTCAATCCTGATACCGGAGAACGATATGTATCCAAGAGGCCACACGTTCCCTTCATAACATGGGAGTGGATTCAGGACGATTTATTCAACGAATTTGAGAAGTGTCTGGCTGATGGTGAGGACATTCTTATAGACAAGTCGAGGGACATGGGTGCAAGTTGGATGTGTATATCCTTCCTACATCACTTGTGGTTATTTGAACCCGATAGTCAGCTCCTCGAATTGTCAAGAACACAGGACTATGTAGATAAGACCGGAAATATGAAGGCGTTGTTTCAGAAACACGACTACATAAATAACTGGTTGCCTTCATGGATGTTGCCGCCAGACGTACTTCCGACTCAAGATAATAGAACCAAGATGCACATGATGAACGTGTTCAACAACAGTTGTATAGACGGCGAATCAACCACAGAGAACGCTGCGTCTGGAGACAGACGTAAAGTTATTCTACTCGACGAGTTCTCCAAGGTGGAACACGGGACCATGATGCGGTCGGCCACAAGAGACGTGGCTCCCATGCGTATAGTGAACTCGACTCCATCGACACCTGGAAGTGAATACTCCAAGTGGAAAAACTCAGGTCAGATAAAGGTATTCGTTCTGCCGTTCTATGAACACCCTACCAAAGGCAAAGGTCGGTATGTGGTGCGTAATGAAAGCGGTGGATATGATATTCGTTCACTGTGGTTCGACCGTGAGGAAAAGATAAGGTCTCCACAGGAGATGGCCAGAGAAGTTCTTCGTGACGACCAACAGGCGGGTGCTGTGTTTTTCACACTGTCAAACGTAGAAAAACATAAATCATTGTTCGGACGACCGGCAAGGGAAAGATTCAGTATCCACATGAATAAGAGTATATCTGATGATTCGGTATCGGATGTTATAAAAAGAAGAGACTTGCTGAAGACGACCATATTGAAGTCTCCGAACGGACCGCTCCGTGTGTGGACTAACCTGATACTTGGGAGACCCGACCAGACCAAGACCTATATTATCGGTATAGACATAGGAAAAGGTCAGGGGGCATCCAATTCGGTTATGTCGATAAAGTGTGTTGAGACGGGTGAAAAGATTGCGGAGTGGGCCGACGCTAATGTACCACCCTATGAGATGACACGGGTGGCCGCTGCTCTGGCGTTGTGGGTCGGCGGAAGGAAACCGAGATGTCTCCCGTTCTTACGTTGGGAGAATAACGGACCCGGTTGGGATTTTGGAAGAATAATGGTAAAAACTTTCAAGTATCCGTATTATCACAGAAAATTCATCTTGGGTACTACGGTCGATAAGAAGACCCAACAGTACGGGTGGCACAACGATAGGCAGGCGAAGTTTGAATTATTGTCAGAGTACGATAGACAACTCGCACACGGTGGTTACATAAACCATTCCATCGAAGCATTGAACGAAATGAAATCATACATACATTTTGATGATGGCGGGATAGGTCCCTCGTCCTTTGTGGAAGAGAACCCAAATGCAAGGAAGATTCACGGTGATAGGGTTATGGCTGATGCGTTGAGTCTCGATAATAAGGATACACCTAAGATTGTACACAAAGGGGCCGAACCACCCGAAGGGTCATTTGCCTATAGACGGCAGCAAAAGTTGAAAAACAAACACACTAAAACTTGGAAAAGGTCATTTGATTTCTCCAAGACAGGGAGTTACTAATGCCGGAAGATATTACTTCAAGAACGATAGGTAATGTCGTACTTCGTGGTTTTGAACGTATGACGAGGTACAGGCGTGCAAGAGCCATGTTTGTACGCCAGTTTGTAGGTCAGTATTACGACGCTATTCGTGGTGATACCGGAGAAGAACCGATTAACTTGATATTTACAACTATACGAAGTCTGGTTCCTAATCTGGTTATGAATAGTCCTGTTAATGAAGTTATAACCGAGTACACCGAGCAGAAAGAATACGCTGAATTGTTGGGTTTGTCATTAGACCAGATTGAGAAGAAGATTAAACTTAAGGAAACACTCAGGGGTTGGGTAGTTGACGCACTATTCGGTTTCGGTATCATAAAAACTTCACTCGCTGCCAGTGGTGTATCACTCAAATTCGGGGACACCCGCATAGACCCCGGACAGGTTTATGCCTCACTGGTTGACTTGGATAATTTCGTTTTTGACCCTCTGTGCAACAGTTTATATGAATCGTCATTATTGGGTGATGTTATACGGGTTCCGAGACAAACATTACTTGATACCGACGGTTACGACCATGATTTAGTCAAGAGACTTCCCAGGTCTTCTCCCATGTCTAATAAACGGGTAGAGGACCTATCTAAAAAAGGTGTGTCCACAGACGAAATAATTACATTGCAGGATTGCGTAGATGTGGTCGAATTGTGGGTCCCAGAAGCCGAGGCCCTCGTTACGATGCCGGACCCAAGGCAACTAACGGCGGATAAGTTCCTGAAAATTTCTGACTATTATGGACCGGACACTGGACCGTACACGTTTCTATCCTTCACCCCGCCAGTTCCGGGAAACCCACTACCCGTATCTCCTGTGAGTATATGGTACGACCTTCATTGTTCAGCAAACAGGGTGTTCAATAAAGTTATATCTCAGAGTGAACGTCAGAGGGATGTTATGTTATACAACCCCGGTCAGGCAGACGAAGCACAGGCCGTCCTCGACTCAGAGGATGGGGAGTCTGTAGCTTCTGTTGACCCCAAGGGTTTTCAGGTGGCATCATTCGGTGGTCAGAACAGACAAAATGAAGTGATGATTCAACAGTTACAGGTGTGGTATAATTATGTAGCCGGTAATCCAGACCAAATAGCGGGTAATATGACGCCGGGTACAAAGGGTGGAACTGGTGAGACGGCTACACGCACTCAGGTACTTCAAGGCAATGCTTCGATAGGCATAGAAGATTCACGTGGTATCCTATATGACAGAGCAGCCGAAGTTAGTATGAAGTTAGCGTGGTATCTGCATACAGACCCATTGATAAAGATGCCAGTTACTAAACGCACGACCGGCGGAAAACAGATTCAGCTGTGGCTGACCCCGGAACAGAGAACTGGTGATTTTCTGAACTTCATGTTTAGAATAGTTCAGAGGTCAATGTCACAGTTGGACCCGGCTATAAAGTCCAAACGTATAATTGAGTTCGCCGTTAATCTTATTCCTAATCTTATGAACGCCGCTATGGTAGCTATGCAGATGGGTCTGCAATTCAATGTGCAGAAGGCAATAACTGAACTGGCTAAGGAACTCGATATAAGTGAGTATGTTGACGACTGGTTCGTTGACCCCAACTTCCAACAGAGACTCGCATTGTTCATGTCTATGGGTCCACAAAACGCAGGCAAAGCTGGTCAGAATACTACACAAAATGGAAGTTTTCCAATAACAAGAAACGTAATGACTCCGAATCAGGAGTTTAATCAGAACGCACAAATGGGTTCCGCACCTTCACAGGCTGCGACGCAAGGGGTATAAAATGGCACAGATGAATAGAGTTTACAGTAAAAAACTTGAGGACGCGTTGGCCCAAGGCAAATCTTTTGAAGAGGCCCATAAGATAGCTATGGCTGACCCTGAAGCAAATCCAACCGCCAAACAGGTCGCCGATGCTAAGGCTTGGTTGCTCGAACATCAGACCAAGAAAAGACTCGCCGCTACATTTGAGGGCGAGGCTGCCACCAAGGCCGGTTCTGCGACTCAGGTTAGGGCTATGAAACGCAGGGGCGGAACGATACCGGGTATCAATCAACCGGCCCCTCTAACTGAGGACGAGAAAAGATTGAAAAGGGCGGGTTTGTCCGACAAACAGATACGGGCATTAAAGGGAAAATAACAATGGCCGAATACACGTTTATCTGTAGAGACTGTAAATCCGTATTTGTCACACACGAATATCAGGAACATTTCCCTACGTGCGAAGTGTGCGGTGGAAGGATGAACAGTAAAGTAGGGTGGGGTATGGCCGAGGGTGATTACTGTCATGTATCCGAATCACTTGCTATAAACCCGAATCAGACCCAAGAACACAGACAGACGTTTCCTGATGTAGATGTTCTGCCTGACGGTAGATTGAGGTTTAACAGTTTTCGTTCCCATGAGAATTATTTGAACAGAACAGGGTTTCGCAAACACCCTCAGAAGATAAGGAGAAAAAATGTCCGGTCTAAGTAAAAGACGTGCTGCTCGTAAGAACTACGAGAAGGTCGCAAAGAATAGTAAACCCGGCGGTGGACAGAGGTTCGCCGCTCTTGAGAAAGCCGCCGCTGCGGGTGGGGCGAAAAACCCCGGTGCTGTGGCTGCTATGGTAGGTCGTAAGAAGTACGGTGCTGAGAAATTTGCACAGATGGCCGCAAAGGGCAGGAAGAAAAAGTAACAAGGGTCAAATTTAGCATACCCCCGAAATCCATCGGGCAACCTAAAGGAGAACAAAATGGATTTACATGAAGCAGTAGAAAAAATTGAAACACCAGAAGATGTTGTAGCAGCTAAGGCCGATGAAATTCTGGCCGAGGAAACTCTTATCACTAACACACAGGCCCGCCTTGAGGTGTTGACCGGTGGTAACACCGGTGATGAGACCGATGATGACGATGAGGTTGATGAGAAACCGAAGGATGACTCTACCCCTGTCAAACAGGCAGAGGAAACCAAGGTTGAAGATGACTCTACCCCTGTTAAAACGGATGAACAGGCAGACGATTCGGTTAATAAAGAAAAGGCCAAGGATGAGGATGCAGATAAAGGCGAAGCAAAACAATTACCCGACGCCTATTATCGTGCGGCCATCCACAGGGGTTGGACCGGTGAGGAAGTAAACGATTTCTTCAAGACCAATCCAGAACTCTGTCTTAGGACCCTCGCAAAAGTTTATGCTGAGGTAAATCAGGCATCCAAGGATTTTGCGTTCCTTGGTCGTGCTAAGAAAGAACAGGTCGCCCCGGTCAAGGCTGAGGCTGAGACCAAACCGGTTGAGACCGTTAAACCGACTGTCGATGTCGAAGCATTGCGTAGGCAATACCCTGATGACCCGATAGTTGACATGGTGGCTGCTCTTTCTGAACAGAACTCCAGATTGATAAAAGAGATTGAGAAGGTCGGACCTGCAAAGCAACCGTCCGAATCTGCTCAACCGGCTCTGGACGCTGCACGACAGGCACAGGCAGACGTTATCTGCAAACAAATAGAGGGATTTTTCTCTGATGCGGATATGAAACAATATGAGGAGTTTTATGGAAAACTTCCGTCTGCTAATGCACAGTGGAGTACACTGATGCCCGGACAGCACGCTAATAGGTGGGCTGTTGTAGAAATGATGGACCACATCATAACTGGTGCGAAGGAACACGGCAGAGAAATTAACATAAATGATGCCCTTCGTATGGCACATTTAGCCGTTAGTGAACCGATTCGTGAAAAAGTAATACGTGAAACCATCAAACAAGATGTTGAAAAGCGTAATAAGAACATTACACTCAAACCTTCAAGTTCTACGTCAAGAGTTGACGAAAGAACCAACACTACCGAAGGTCTGGTTAGTGCTACTGAAAAACGCCTTAAAAACATCTTCGGTGGTAAATAAGAAAGGTAGAAAACTATGTCTGTAAAAAATGCGGACCTTGCAGACCTGATTGCGATTACCCTCAACGACCTGCCCAAGCAGGAGTTTGAAGTGGGTTGGGATAATCAGGATTACGAGTTCTGTCGAATATATCAGAACGAGCGTGTTCAGATTGACGGCGGACCGAATATCGAGCGTAAGGTTATGTTGGACAACACAGGTAACGCCCGTTATCGTAGGTTGTTCGACACTGACGAGCCGACAGTTGGCGATGTGATGCACACCATCACCGTTCCTTGGACCCAGATTGGTACGAACTATTCATGGGATAAGGTTGAGATTCTGCGTAACAAGAACTCGGCTAAGGGTTTTATCGACCTGATGAAAGTTCGTCGGACCGATGGTCTCTGGTCCCTCGCTAATCTTATCGAGGAAAGAGCATGGAAGACCCCGGATACGGCCACTGATGACCTGTATCCATATGGTGTTCCTTATTACCTGACCCCGTACACCGACACCAGTGGGACGATTAACTCCAGTGCCGGATTTTTGGGTAAGGCAGTGAAGTTTCAGAACGCAGCGTACTCGTACACGTGTGCGGGCATTGACGCCAACGCGGAAGCCAAGTGGCGTAACTATGCGGCGATTTACACAGCCGTAGATAACGCACTTCTCAAGGCGTTCAGACTGGCGTTCATGTACACCAGTTTCAAGGCCCCTCTGTTTGTCAACGACCCGTCAAATAAGAAGACTGCTGCGAAGCGAATTTACACCGACTTCGATACAGCGGCTCAGTTGATGGACCTCGCCGACCAGAAGGACGATAACCATACCGGCAAGGATGTTCTGAGTAACTTGACGGTTGACAGTGGTGGACTCTGTTACGTGAACAGGCTCCCGGTCGTGGGTATTGCACAACTCAACGGTGCGTCACTCACACCCATTTACACTGTTGACTTTACGAAGTTCATCCCGTTTGTTCAGGATGGTTACTGGATGGAAGAGGGCGAACCGATGACGGACAGGGGCCAGCACACCACGTTCACGGTGTATCTGGACGGCTCGCATAACAACCTTTGTCTTAATCGAAGGACTTGCGGTTTCATTATGCACAAGGCTGCGTAATTGAACTAAAAGTTTCCTCTAACAAGGAGTTAAAAATGAGTAAAGGTAAAGCACACGTTAATTATCTGGGGCGTGAGGGCATTGTTGGCCACTCGTAAGTCCCGGATTGGGACTTTCTTTATGTTGCGTCCTCTGTAAAGGACCCCAAGTGGAACGTAGGGGACAGGGTTGTTCTCCCTGACGGTCGTGTATTTCGGTACGCAAAACTTGGCGGAGCCATCACAAGTGCCCGTGTTGATTACGGTCTTTATTCTGCTGTAACATCACGGAATAAATGGTACGAAACTCTCGCACAGGCACAAAGTGCGGGCGACAAGTCCATTGTTCTTCCGTTTGACGAGGCTGGTGATACCACAAATCGTACTGCCAGAAGTACCACTGTAGTCCAAGACGAACTACGTGGCGGGTATGTTGTTATCTACAAAAATGGTGTAGCCAACCAGTGTGTACGTGGTATAGTTGGTAACACACCCTCTAAAACCGCTACCCCTTACGAGGTGACAATATATTTGGACGCAGCGATACCCCACGCTTTGACCACTTCTGACG